ATCACCCGGCTCGCGCAGCTCACGCTCATGCTCGCGCACACGATCAAGAAGACCGCGCTTAAGATCGGGTTGCTTCTTAGCATCTTCGCTCGTCGTGTCCTGCTTCGTCAGAGAATGAAGCCAGATGACCAGCTTCATCACGAAGTCGGCCAGGAAGTTCATTCCGACTTCTCGGGAGCGGACGCGCCAGCCTTTCGCTTCTCGGCAATCGACCAACCGACAGCGGTAATCGACAGGATGGCACCAATCAACTCCTCGGCAGAACCGGAATCAACAAGTCCTTTGGAGACGAGATAACCAGCGCCGAACGTGAGGAAGTGGCGGATGATGGGGAGAATGGTCGTTTTCATTTATTTCGATTTTTGAATTTCTGGTACAGGTCAACCAACTTGACGACGCATGTCAGAAACGCGGCAAAAGCGCCGAGCGCGAGGGATGCCGTCTTGAGATTCGGATCGGAGAACATGGCGTTCCCCATGATTCCGATGAGCGGACCACCAACGCCGATTGAGATGTCTCGAATGAAGCTATGGTGGTCCGTCATCGTAGTGGTCAGTTAGCGTCCGACTGCTTGTACGCCGCAACAACAGCAGGAGTCCAGATCGCGTTGGCGATCTTCACAACCTCGGTGGGCTGTCCATCCAACGAGTCACCGGGAACGAGCGTGTACTGGCTGGTGATTTCACCGCCAACCATCACGCCATCCTTGTTGTAATCGACGCCATTGGTGACGAGCAGCGAGTTGTCGCTGTTGACCTGAACCGCGACGACGGGAGTTGAATCAATCATTGGGTGATGGGTTGAATGCTGGCGTTGTAGGCGGCGATAGCTTCAGGAGTCCAGATCGCGTTGGCAATTGCAACAACCTGCTCGGGCTGGCCGGTGAGGTCAGAGCCGGGAGTCAGACAGTACCGATTGTAAGTCGATGCCTTAACGACATCTCCGTCCACTATCTGGTTCGCCATGCGAACCTGCAACGTGGTGTTAGGAAGAACCTCGCAGAGCGAGAAGATAGTGCGTTCGGTGAGCATAAGATTAGACGAAGTAGGTCATTGTTACATTAACGTTGCGAGACGCTCCAGCATTATGTGTTGCTGGAATAAATCCTCCTGACACATAAAACGCGATTGTGGTTCCAACGTTCCAACAAGCCAAAGTTGTGGAAGTGGTGAACATATCAAATGTTATTACAGATCCAGCTCCAGTTGCTGCTCCAGCAAACGGCAATCCTGTAATGGTAACATCACCAGATGCCCCAGTCGTGTTTACGTTAGAATACGCAATTGTAATGGTTACCAACTTTCCAACTTTTGTGTAGATACCCGTTGCAGTAACCGGAGTGGTCGGATCTGAAACAGAACCCTTAAGCGTTCCAGTCCACGTCCCCTCCTCGTAATCATCCAGCGTGTTCGCATCGGACGAAGCGGACTGGGTTGCCGGGAACGCTACACCGATGCCGCTGGCCGCTGGGATTCGGCTGAGTCCAATGCCGTTGACGTTTATGCCACCAAAAGAGTTTGATCCGTTGACAGCGCGAAACTCATGGACGGTGGCATCATACAGGTTGTAATTGAACGTGCCGGGAAGGAATCCGATGCGGACACCGTTGCCAGAAGCATCCAGAATCCGAAACTTCGCGTCGGTAGTGGTCGTACCAATAGAAACCGTGTCAGTCGATGAACTGACCTTCAACGTGTTCGTATCCACCGTCAGATCGCCGGTGATGGTGGCGGTTCCCGGTACGACGATGTTATTGCCGCTCGGGCCAGTAGCCGTGTACAGCTCCGTGAAGTTCAGATTGCAGTAATCGAACGAAGTGCGAAGCGGCGTTCCCGTTCCGTCGTTCGGTGCTGTTCCGATATTGATCGTTTGCTTTGCCATGTGAAGTATTGAAGGGTTTGGTTTCGGTTACAGAAATTCCGTCATGTCCGCCGTGATGATCGTGCTGTCAGCCGTTATCACCGTGTTGTCCGCCGTGATATCCGCATTTCCGCCAAGAGTCGCAGCCTCCCAGAGTAGGCCAATCTCCAGCAGATTACGCTCGCGCGGACTCTTGCACGAAGCGCCGTAAGCCTCAGAAATCAGGCTGTAGGCTTGTTCGCAGGAGATGGTAGCCATATCAGATGATGATGAACCAAGCGGTTCCGTTGCTCATAACCGTCACGCCAGCCCACTGAGAACTCAGCGTGTACGTCGTCGCACCGTCAATCGTCTCAGACGCATAACCGTCAACAACCACGTTGTTCGCACCGGCATTGATCCGCTTGAAGACATAGATCCGACCCGGAACCAGCGCAGCCGGAGGCAACGTAACCGTCACAGCGCCAGCCGTTGAATCACAGAGCAAGAGATAATCTCCACTCTGAACATTCCCCGTCGCACTCACGCTACGATACGTTCCGCGAGTCGCGCCACCGCCCTGGAGATACGTCGCAATGCGATTCTCCAGAGCCAGCTTGGCCAGCTCAATCTCCCACGGAGAACGACATCCCAGCGACGCCGCCTCATTGATCAGCGTCTCAGCCTCATCGCATGTGATAATCGCCATATCGTTTTCCCCCAATTATCAGGCCATCGGACCAGCGCCGCGTCGCATTACCTCGGCGATGAAACCGCCGCCGCCGGGAGCAGACTCCTCCATCTCCTCGCCCTCCTCGTACTCCTCCTCACCACCCTCACGGTCGGCCATCTTCTTGCCCTTTGACTTCTTCTCGTATCCGGGGATGGCCATGCCATCAATCTCGATGACCTCAGCCTTTCCGCCCTTGCCAAGAACGATGGTTGCCATCGTCTGGAAAGCCTCGCCTTCCTTCAGGTTCTCGGGAATTTCAACGCCTTTGGGGATGGTAAAAACCGGCATGAAGGGAGCATCACGCCATGGGCATTAGTGTCAAGGCTAATGCGCTACGCGAAAAACCCCCCACCAGCCTTTCGAGCCGATGAGGGGTTGCCTCGTGTAGAGGCATCGTAAACAACCAACCTACGAGTCAATCCGGTCGATACGTTCGTCCGATGATGCGTCGATGGCAAGGGGCATTTTATCGCTCTTGAGCAAATTCTCCAGCGCCTCAAGCGGTTGCAGATTCGTCCAATGACTCAAGCCCATAACCTCCTCGGGCGTCGTTCCGCTGGCCAATGGAATGCGATGATCGACATGCCAATGACTGCCGTAATTCTCCCAGGTCATCCCCGGCTTGAACTGCTTCTCCAGATGAGAACGCAAGAAATCAGGCGTACATCCGACAATCTCGAACGTGGCCGACCGTCGCGTTTTCTTGCTTCCGAGATACGCGCGGACTGAGTTTCGAATTGCGTCTTTGAGGCGCATGAGCGGGTCGTTGCGGCGGCGTTCTCGAAGCTTGTCGTTCAGTTTCTGACGATTGGCTTGCGAGTATTTTCTGCTCCATCGACGCGCTCGCTCGCGATTGGCAGCACGGTATTCGTTCGACTTTTTCTTCAGGTGTTCAGCGTTCTTTTTCCAATACTCGCTGTTCCGTTTGTTGACCTGCTCTTTGTTCTGAACGTAATACTCGCGCGCTTTCTCAAGCCTCTGTTCTCGATTTTCTTGATATCTCCTGGCTGCACCCTCCTTGAGCTTGTCTGGATTTTTTTCCGCGTACCGCTTGAGTTTCTCAGCCGATTTCAGAAGCAAGTATTCGTACCTTTCAGGCGAAACCCAATATTCCGAGCGTTCACCGTTGGCCAGCTTCGGGCCGTAGAACCAGAACTTTTTCCCGTCACTTTCGCGTACGTCGCCACGTTTCAGTTTTTCCATGCGCTGAAATCTTAACCAATCAACGTTGATTCGTCAAGACGTTGAGGCAAAGAAAAAGCCCCGGCAACTTTCGCTGCCGAGGCTGCATGGATTAGGTATTAACTACCTCAGGAACAAATTACCTGGGTCAGAGCGCCGGTGCAACGCCTAAAGATAATAGTCATTCCCTGCGACGGGAAGATCGGCTCCGAGGCATGCACGAACTCAGCATAATGCTGGCCCTTCTTCTCCAGAGGATCGGCGCAATCCACATCGAGCTTGTAGGCACCAGTCACCCACTGCCACTCGCCCATGTAGTTGGTCGGCATCCAGCTCAAGTCGCCAACCCGGTTCACGGGGCGGACGATGTGAGACTTGAAGACGTACGGGGTGACGATGAACGCAGCCTCGTACGGAGCGGTCGTCCAGCTCGGGTTGACGCTGAACACTGTACCCTTGGTGCCGCTGGAGCTGGTGAACGGCTGAACCAGCGTGTACTTGCCACCGGCGTAGGTGAAGCGGGGCGGGAACAGATTCGGCACATGCCGGAAGTTCTTGATGACCCGATTCGCGCCAATGCGCTTGAGCAACTCCGCACCAGCGCCGCTGCCCTGATCGGCATAGCGCAAGTCGTCGCGGAACGCGGGGTTGTTCTGAGCGATGCGCTGCGAAGCCTCCAATCCGATGTACAGCGGGAAGATCGGACCGTCGCTGCTGTAGCTGATGAAACCGGAGCTATCAGGATTGGTAGCACCATTTCGGATCAGCGTGGCGGCGGCGACATCCAGCATCTCCTGAGTCAGCTCGGAGGTGGACTGATTCAGAGCCTGACCGGCGGAACCGGCCTGAATCCAGGGGAACTCATTCACACCAGACGGAATCGTCTCGGTCTGGGTGAAGCTCGAATCGGCAATCGCCTTGATGGCGAACTTGGCGAAGGTGTTCTGATAGCGAGTCTCCCAAGTGCGCTGAGCGCGGATCGAGAGCTTCTCCAAGTACACCCGCAGGAACGCCTCGACGCGATGGTCGAAGGTCAGATCGTCCTTACACAGGAGCGGACCTTTGAGGGCGAAACGCTCAGGACTCCAGGTAACGGCATTGTAGCCGACCGGAACGTCGTTGTAGGTGACATCGCAAGCACCACCGTTATCACCAGGATTACCGCTGGCGAGCGTGATGGCCGACCACTCCTCAGCCGCAGTCGGCTCGATGGAGGTGGTGGTGAACGAGGTCTGGGTCAAACCCGTACCCTGGGGATACTCGCCGCGCTCGATCATGTTGAGCCACATCGAGCGGTACGAGGCGCGTTTGTAAACGTCCTGAGCGAGCGACTCGGTAGCCACCGCAAAGGCGTTGAAGACATTAGGACAAGACATGAGATGAAAAATGTAAACCGACGTTATCTGCGTTATGGCTGGTTATCCATCCACCACACGGTGGCTGATTATCCAACCTGCTGCATGCGGAGTGTCATTGCCGCTTAGACGGGTTGCGCTCGCTGACCAAGCGGGTGCATTGCTTAGGGTCGTTACGCGGGATGGAGCGATAGAAACGCTTATCGCGTCAATTAAAATGTGGAATCCATGGGGTTGGCCACAAGCTCCGATTGAATGGCGACGTACGAACGATAACCCTTGATCGTCTCGATTCGATGTGGGGCGATGATTATCTCACGCGCTATCATACCGCGATAAGTGTACGGACCGGGGAAAGTGCCGGTCATCAGCACATAGAAATCAACCGCGTTGGTCTTAACGCTGTCCTTACGCGCATCCACCAGCAGCTTTCCGTTGTCGTACTTGGTCGTTTTGACATCGATGCGATATCCCGGCGGCGGCGGGATTGTCGCGTCGTAGAACGGATGCGGGGGCGGACGGTCCGTATCCAGGTCGGGATAGACATTGAACAGACGGCAGAAAGCAATCTCGCCAGCTATTCCCTCCAAATCCACGGTCAACGGCGATTCCGCACTAATCTTCAAATTTGCCACGTTGAAATGGCGATTGTTTCCGTTGCGATGACGAGCAACGAAATGGGCCAGTTTCTGCTCGCAGTAGGTGAGAGTAATAGTTTGACCAATTTCAATTTTGTTTAGCATGGTCAAAAAGGCGGAAAATTTTTGAGGGGGGTATCGTAAACGAAGCCCACCCGCAAAGGGGGTGCCACCCCGCCGGTCAAAAAGTGTGCCAATCCCTAGGAAAAACAATCCTTTTCTGTCATAAGCAAAACTTATGCTGATCATAAGTTTCCCTACGTTGCACAAGGTGTGTTATATTCACTTTAAACCGAGCTGCTGTCCGAGCTGCGCGACTCGTTTACGTTGATCTCAACCGAGCTGCGATCCGGCATCGATCCAAGTAAATTGATCGAAACGGAGGCCGCTTCGCCCTGTTCGCTCCACCCAAACACAAGCGCCGATCGCTTCGCCACGCTGCCTAGAATAGTCTCACGCACGCTTTCATCTTTGATTCCGTCCAAGTCATAGCTGTCGATCCTTTCAAGCGTGCTAGCGGCATCGGCAGCTAGTTTGCTGCGGACAAGCGCAGACAGGCTTTCTAGTGAAACTGTTTCTTTAGAGGAAACTGTATTCCTCATCTCCCGTCTCACCTTGGTGATTCCTTCCTTGCTCGCCTTGCTTGTCAGCGTTGCGAAATTTAGCTTTAACTCCGCTCCAATCGCTTTCCACGTCTTACCTGACAGGTAAAGAGCTTTTGCTTGGTTCCATTGGTTTTCTGTCATGCAAGGTACTTTGCTTGGCAAGGTAGATGTCGGCAACGCCAGTTTTCCGCCAGTTTTTTCCACCCCATGGGCTTCAACCAGGTTTCAAAAAAAAGTTGAAAAAAGTTTGCACGGAATCGGATTCCGTCGCATTCTCTCCCCGTCAGCAGCGCCAAAACGAACAACTCACGCCATGAAATTCACTCTGAAAACCGCCAAAACCGCCGACGGAATGGTCTATCTGGACATTGCCGAACTCGAAGCTTTCGCGGTTGAAAACTCCGATTCCGACGCCAAGCGCAACGGATTTCCCCGGTTCAGCGTTCACGTCGACGGGGAGATTCTGAAGCTCAACACCAAACAAGCGTTGCGTAAGCTCTTCAACACGGTGTCAGGCCCGGTTGGTGTTGATGCGTTCCGGAACGCTGGTCATGGCGTGACAATTAAATTCTAAGCTCTTAAATCCCATGCAAACCGAATCCCATCGAATCCTCACCGCAGTAGCTGACAGCGTGGCCACGGCGCTTCCCGTTGACGTCGCCATCTCATTCGAAAGCGTTGACGCAGCAATCGCCCTCCTCCGTTCCCGTTTCGTTGACGTGGATTGGGACACCTTTCCCAATCGCGTCACTATCTTCGGAGATGACCAACGAATCGAAGGCGACGAAGACGAAGGCCTTTGGGTTTTGAACCTCGTTTTCGCCCCCGCCCCGGCTCGCTTTGGCGACGTCAACGCTATCTAACCCATGAAACGCTCAACCCTCAAACGCATCATCATTGCAGCTGCAATCGTCGCTTTCATCCTCTTTCAAGCTTACCTCGAAACGTCCGCCGGTTTCACTCCTAACCATTAATCCAATGAACATCCTTCAAACAGCCCGAAATCACGTAGGCAACGGAGCAGCCATGGAATCATCGGCACGTCTCTGCCTTGCAAGCGCGATTCGCCATCACGACGCAGGAAATTGGCACCAAGCAGACATGCATGCTGTCCGTTCTCTGTCCTACTCAATTGGCATTTCGCACCCAGACTATCGGAAAGCATGGGCAAAGATTCGCGGAACTGAAGACGTGAAAATCCCGTCTGCCATTGATTTTATCGAAGCCATTGAAGCAGACGAAAATGCTCCGGTTGAATCCGTTCCCCACTACATAAACCAAGTGACGGACATGGGCGTGACAAGCCCGTTGTCCCGAGCCATTCGCGTGTTCTGATTCCCCGGCCAGCCCATGGGAAACCGTGGGTTGTGCGGGTAATCAAGCCCGAATCAAAAGCACAAAATCCTATGCCATACACACCGGAAAACATTAGCCGTTGGACGCTTCCCCGACACTACGCTGGCGCGACTTGGGAAGGCTATTTTGTCGCTCCCGTTTCGAGAAATCGCGATTCGGATATCCTTACCGAATCCAATTTTGACCAGCAATGGGAAGCTCTTTCCGCGCATTCGGCGGATGTTCCCGGCGCGGATGAATCGTCCCCGCAGATTGTCCGAGAGGGACACTGGCTTTGCGGATGGGTGGAATGGGTGGCGATTCACGAGAGCAACGAATCCGCCTTGCGCGCCGCCGACAAGATTGCAGATCGGATCGACCGATACCCTGTCTTGAATGAGGATGATTTCTTGCGCCGCGAGGATGAATCCGCGCAAAAGGTGTGGGCCGAATGCTACAGCATGAAGGAGCGAATCGCCTATTTGCGCCGCCATCGAAACCAGTTCGAATTCTATTCCTTTGCCGATTTGCTGGCCGTTGCGCGTGGCCGGTATTTCAACGGGTATGCCTCCGAATTGCTGGCCTGATTCCCCGCGCTTCCCTATCGGCAACGGTGGGGAATGGCGGCGAATCAATTCCGGTTCCCGAATCAAAAGCATAAAATCCTATGAAGCAAATTGTCACAGAATATCAATTCATCGACTCATTCCGCGCCGCTGGCCGCGAGAGTCAATTTACCCGCGCCGCTCTGTTCGCTCTGTTCGACTATCTGGAGTCTTACGAGGACGATTGCGGAGTCGAACTCGAACTCGACCCGATCGGCATTTGCTGCGAATGGGCCGAATATCCCTCCGCGCTGAAAGCCGCGAATGACTTCGGATTCAAGGAAGTCTGCGGAAATGACACGGACTGCGAACCGGAGGCTTTGGAATGGCTCCGCGAACACACGCAAGTCGTCGAGTTCGACGGTGGAATCGTCATTCAGTTGTTCTAACCCATTCCCCGCGCACCCATGACTATTTTAACCAAACGACAGGCCGAATCGGCTATTCTCAATTCACTCTTTCAAGCTGGCGGAACGCTGGCCTGCCTCCCGAAAGAGCGGTTAGACCGTGGCAAATACAAGGACACGATTGTCGGAAAGGACGTTCCCGCGCACCTAAAGGAACGCTATCGCCTAGTGTGGGCGGAGCGTAGAAAGGACAAGGACGGACCGTATTTCGCGCTTTTCTGCATTGTTCGACAGGATCATCCCGAAACAGATTTCGGCATCATCCGGCGGTAAATTCCTGACCCATCCTCCGCGCATCATGCCGCAAGCGTGGTGCGAAAGGGTAGGCCACCTATCCGCAACCAATCCAAACAAAGCCTGAAATCCCATGAAATACAAAATCGGATACAACCATACGTCGCCCGAGTTTGCGTCTTCCTATCGCGACGCGCGGAAAGCGGTCCGCCGTGAAGCGCGCATTCGCCGCATGATCGGCCTGACGGTCCGCCTCTGCTCGGTCAAATGCGACGACGGCGAATACCTCTACCTATCAACCGCCGATCTTCGCCAAGATTGCGACGGTTCGCGCGCCTTCGCGGTCATCTCCAAAAACTCCAACGCCTGAATCCAATGAAATCCCACACTCCCGGACCTTTCCCGCTCAAAATCACGCAATCTGACGACTTTTTCGTCATCATCACGAATCAGGGAAACCATTACGCGAAGACATTCGATCCTGCCGCCGCCCATTTAGTCGCATCCGCGCCTGAAATGCTGGATGCGCTGGCTCTGATTTACGCAAACGCCGGAGAATCGCCCGAATGGATTCGCGCTAGAATTGCTCCGGTCATCGAAAAAGCGATTGGAGGCAATCTGTGAGCAACCATACCCCCGGCCCTTGGCGGACAACTGGCTTAAACGTTCGCGCTGGTGACGCTCTGATTTGCTACGCAATGAACCATCACGCACACGCAGAAACGCCGGAGCCTGAGAAAATGGCAAACGCTCGCCTGATTTCCCTCGCGCCTCAAATGCTTCTCGCTCTCGAACGCCTGGCGCATCCAATGGCCGACGACGACGACCTAGACTACGCGCGCGCAATCATCACCAAGGCGAAGGGGGGAGGCCAGCCATGAAAGTCTACTGGACAGCCTTCTACGGCAAATTCCGAAAAAGCGAGTACACGTTTCAGGGCCGCAACGCCAAGCGCGACGCGCATCGACTGGTCAAACGATTCGGCGGACGTGTGGTTCGTGAGAAAGGTCAGCCATGAAGAAACACACTCACAAGCCAAAAACATTCATCAGCAGATGTTTCGCTGGTCCGGTTGATTCAAATCGCCCGAATCCCCGCGCGCACGGCTGGGCGACGGTCAAGCAAGTCTGCCCTTGCGGCGCATGGCGCATGGTCAACGTGAACCAAAAGCAAAAGGAA